GCCTTCAAACTCGAATACCTGCCACTCCATCACCCGTTCAGCGATCAGGCGAGATTCAGCTAAGTTCCAGGGGCGGGTCATAGTTGGGCCTCTTGCTCCAAAAGAAACTCCTCCGCGAACCAGTCACCCATTCCCAGCTCCGCCAGCGGGTGCCCGTCCGCGATGTACCGCGCTGCCGCTTCGCGCTGCTCGCGCTGGGCGGTGGCGATGGGGTTGTCAGTCGATGGCATCAAATAACCCTCCCTGCGCGCCGGCGTATGCCTCCGCGCTCTTTAAGTGCTTGATGGCCGTTGAAAAGTAACCCGGCTTCAACTCGATGCCGATGAACTTGCGCCCCTCGTCCAGCGCGACAAACCCCTCTGAGCCGACGCCAGCGAACGGAGACAATACGACATCTCCGGGCGACGACCACAGTTCCAGGCACCGGCGAATCAACCCGAGCTGCAGCGGGCAGATGTGCTTTTCGTCCTTTTCATCGCGGGCGATGCGAAAGTTGAGCACGTCCGTTTGGTCGATATCCCACCAGACCGGCTCCGCGTATCGCCGCCAAATCTCCACGCTGGTCCGCCCGTCGCGGCCTTTGCGGGCGTATTTCGAAGGGTGCTGGTCGGTTTCGCGCGGATCTTGCGCCTGGTCGCCAATGTATCGAGTAAACCCGTTCGGGCGCTCGATTGGCTTCGTGCTGAGATTGTCACCGGGCGGTGTCTTGCGGAACGCCAACACGTAGTCCGCCATGCCCTGCCGTATCTGCGACGAGTCGCGCATGACGGTCTTGTGCAGTAGCCCGTTGTTATTCGTGCGCTCGCGCTCGGTTACCGGGCACTTCCACACCGTCACGCGGCTATGGAACGTCCACCCGGCGCGCTCCATAGCGGCGATGCACTGGCCTGGAAAGTCTCGCAATCCGCTGGCTCCGTCGCTATTGCGATACGTGGGCAAGTCTTTGACGTGCATCACACACAGCCGCCCCGTTGTCGTCACGCGAAGCAGTTCCGGCGCAAGGAAGCCGAAGTGCGCAAAGAACTCCTCATCACTCGCGCAGTTGCCCATATCGGCCTCTGAGTCCGAATACGTGTACAGGCTGGAAAACGGCGGCGAAAATACCGTCAGGTCTACTGACTCGTCGGGTATGCCCTTGATGACTTCGCAGCAGTCGCCATTGTAAAGCGCCCAATTGCGGCCGTGCCGCTCGTCTAAAATCACGTTCATTAGATCCACCTCGGAAGCTTCATCTGTTTTGTGCCGACGGCCGATGCAAGTTGCCGCCGCCCTGTACCGTTTTGAATTGCCGCCATCGCATGAACCATGGCCGCTTTCATTTCTTCGTGCTTTTTCTGCTTTTCGCGGATCGTCTTTAGAACAGGGCCCTCGGTCTCCGCGATGACCATGTAGGCGTCAACCGGCCGCGTCTGCCCAAACCTCCACGACCGACGCACGGCCTGATAGAACTGTTCGTATGAGTATGACAGCCCACAAAAAATGTGCTTATTGCAGTGCTGCCAGTTCATGCCGAATCCCGCGATGCTCGGCTTCGTGACGATGCGCTGGAACGCGCCATTCGTGAACCCGAGTAGTTTCTCTTCCTTCGCTTCCGTGCGCTCGTCGCCGCGTACTTCAATAGCGCCGTCGATAACCCGCATGAGCTCGTCGGCCTCGTAGTTGGTGTTGCACCAGATACACCACGGCTCTTTGCTATCGCCGATAATCTCGGCAACTCGCGCGGCCCGCGCCGGCGCAGTAAGCCGCATCTCCCGATGTAGTCCAGTGGCCGAAACGTCCGCCACTCGAAAGAGTTGCCCGTTGGCGTTGATGGATTGATCGACGGCAACGACCTCTTCGTGGATATTCAGCGCGGGCATCACCCACCCGTCGTCAGAAAATCCAAGGTCTGACGGCTTCTCCATGCACACTGACCACGACGCCACCCACCGCCAGTAATCGGCTTCCGCGTGCCCTTTCAGCCGGTATCCGCCCGCCTTCATGGTGTCGTTAAGGAACCAGCGCATGAGCATCTGCCCGCCGCTCATGATGTCGAGGAACTCCGAGTGGTTGCCGAGTTCCATGTGATCGTTTGGAGACGGCGTAGCCGAGCAACAGAGCTTGTATGGCGTGCCGGCAAACGAGTCTTGCAGGAGCCGCCGCGTTGCCCCTGTGAAGTTCTTCAGGATGCTCGACTCGTCTAATACGATGGCGTCGAAGTGGCCCGCGTCGAAATGTTTGAGCATGTCGTAGTTGGCAACATTGACGCCGCGCCGCACGTCCTTTTGACTGCGGCATTGCGTGATCTCGACGCCGAACTTTGCGCCTTCTGCTACGGTTTGTGCGGTCACCGCCAACGGTGCCAGTATCAGCGCGTCACCGCCCGAGTGATGGCAGACCTGCCGCGCCCATTCCGCTTGCATGGCTGTTTTGCCGCTCCCGCACTCAGTAAATAGTGCGAACTTGCCAGCGTTCAGCGCCCGCGTGATGCTTTGCCGCTGGAAGCCGAATAGCTTGCTGTTTAAGTCGAACTTTCCGGAAATGCCGGATGGTTGCGGCTGAACGTGCTTGCCGTCGAGAAACGCCCGATAGCCGCTCATGCCCGCACCCCCACCCGCCGCGCACACACCGAGTCAATCCACGCCGACCGCGCCGGGTCATCGTTCCCCCGATCCCGTGCCAGCGCCTCCGCCCGCGTCATCGGTGGCCGATCTTCGCCCGTATTCATTGGCACCTGGACGGCGTGCGTTGCCATCGGGCGGCTGTTTTTCAATATTGTCCGCATGGTTGCGGCACCCTTGCGCCCTGCGTCCGTCCGCGCCTTCGTTGCGCACTTCGCGCACATCTTGGAGTAGCGGCGCTTTTGCTCGATCTGGCCGCCACAGCCACACCAGCGGATCTCCTTACGTTCAGCGCGCGTTGTCCTGCGGCATACAGCACAGCGGGCGTAGCGCATATCGCTCTGTAGCAGCACGGACCCGCACGCGCAGCGTTTGTCTGCCCGGCACGCTTTGCACGTTCCGCGCCGGCGCTCGGTCCATGTGAGCATCAGGCGCTGGCACTGCGTGCATGGCACCGCAGCTTTTGCGCGTAGTTTGTCTCTTTTAACCGCTTGCCGAGCGTTTCCGCACGGCTTGCATATGCTGTTGCGCGGCTGGAATTTATCAGCCAGCGTCGGTATAGGCGTGCCACACCGCTTGCACGGATCTCCTGGCACCCATGGGTTGTTTCTCATTTGCTCCCTTTCGTTTCAGGCCGTCAGCATTGGCCTGGGTTACTGCTATGCTTCTGTTTTTCTGTCGTACTCAGCCCACGATTTATCAGCCCACCCACACAGGGATGCCAGCGCGCGCCGCTCCCGTCTGTCTCCGGTAATAGTCCAATATCGGTATTTCGGCTTACGGCGAACTTTTTGCGCGTTCACGCCGTCGCCAGAGCGGAACGCCTCCCGCGTGTGCTTCCCAGGAACAAGGTAATCAAACCTCGGAGTTTTCCGCTCCTCGTCAGTCAGCCCGGCGAATCGCCAATTTAACGCCCGGTAAATAAAGCCGCGATGGTGATAGGCGGTGTCTGCGTAGCTCACAATAATAAACGCCGGAAGTTGCTTTAGGCATCGACTCACAAACCAGCTTTCAGTGTTCCTCTGCATGTCGTCATGCACCCAAACCCGGTTAAGTTCCAAGACTGAACTGGGGCGAGACGGGCACGCGCTCATCTGAAGGTGGCGGCTTGGCGGAACGCCAAACGTACAAACGCCGCGGAGTGTGGTCCCCTGGTATAACCCAAAGGCGTAGGAAATCGGCGGCTTGCGGTGCAGATAGTGCTCAGACTGGACTACCGCGGCGGCCTCCCCTTTATCGAGAAACACAACAGCCAATCCACGCGCTACCCCCACAACGTCACTCTCGGCATAGAGGTCTAGTATCTTCTGTGTTTCCATTTGCTCCCTTTCCTCCCCCGCGTTGGCAAACCGGGTTTACTGCTGGTTCTTTATTGCGTCCCGTTCATCAGCCTCATACTGCGCGCCTTCGACTGCCCAGCGCTTCCGCTGCTCACGCGGCGCCGTCGGGTACTCGTCGGCGTAGACGCGCTCCAGTTCGGCGATGCGCGCGAGTTGCGGTGATGGGCGGGTCATGCGCGGCGCTACTTCTCCCACTCGGCCCGCACGGCGGCCACCCACTGATCGCTCGTCCATGCGGCTTCAGACTCCTCCCGCTGTACGCGGATGGCTTCGCGGTGCGGCTCGTTGTCCTCTGTGAACCACCAATGCAATAACTCCAGCGCCTCCGCGCCCATGTCTCCCGCCACGCACTGCTCGCGATAGTCAGCGTTGCCGACCATTCGCAGCACCTCCGCCGCGCGTGCGGAGGTCATAAGTCCACCTTGGGGAGCTCGATGTTCCCCGCTGAAATCTCGTAGCCGAAGGCGGTGTTTATCGCTTCCCTAGCCGCGTCCGTCCATTTCTTCGAGCCCTGCGTGTTCGCGTCTCGCATTAACGCCGTGATGGCTTTTTGCGCCGCCATGTACGCATCGCGTCTTTCGGCTTTGGTCACGCCCCCACCTCCACAACCCAGCCCCAGCGCCCGTTGCGCAGCTCGACGGTGATGGCGGTGATCATAAACACGCCCTCGACCACTTCGCCACCGGACAGCTTCACCAGGTCGCCGGGCTGGCCGTAGGGGCAGTGCAACGCAAGCGCGGCTTGCTGTTCTGGCGATAGCGGCGGTGGCATCGCTCCGCCATCGTTCCCGCCACCACACGCCCGCCAGAACCGACGCTCGCCGTTGGTGTAGGCGGCGGATTCGAGTTTGGTTAGTCGTAGGGTCTTCATGCTGGCACCTTCTTAAACCACGCGGCGTGCGCCTGGGCCTCAGCAACAGCGTTAAGATATTCCATCGCCCGCTCGTTTTCCGTAACCGCAGCCTCGCGCCAGTGTCGCGCTTGCGCCTGGGCCTCGTCGCGCTCCCGCTCGGCGGCTTCGGCGCGGGCTTGCAGTTGGGTGTTGCTGACATACAAGCCAGCACTGTTTTCCCGCAGCCGCTCAACCTCGGCGCGGAGATCGTCCAACTGCTGCTGCAACTGGTCCCAGTCATGCGCCACAGTGGCAGCCCCTTGCGGTCCGCAATATTGGCAGCGGCCAACGGCGCTGGTCATGCAGTATTGACAGGCCATCACTGCCCCTCCAGAAGCCGCTGGGCCTCTTTCCATTTAGCGATGAGGGCGAGAGCTTCCTCGATTTTCAGGATGTGCTTATTCAGCTCGTCTGGCTTGAACCCACCTTTATCGTCCGCCCATCTCTTTCCACAGTCATCGCAAATAGTCCAGATCGCCCCGCCTCGATGGGTGTAGGCGTGGTCGCAATGAGGATCTAACGCCAACGCGCCATCTAGCGCCTTCTCCGCCGACGCAATCACCTCCGCCGCCGTGGGCGCGTCGGCCTCGCTTGGTAGATGCACTGCCTCGACCTCTGTGCAGATTTTCGCCATCGCCACCGCATCCCCCCTGCCCGCCGGTTCCGCGAGTTGGCGTGAGGCTATTTGATAAATTCGGGATAGCGCCATCTTTTCCTTGCCGCCCTGTAGTGCCTCGCGGGCTTCGGCTTCGGCTTCGGCGATGAGCATTTGATACTGACCGGCTATCTTTCCTTGTCCGCATTGGGTGGCCACATGCACTGCGCCCCGCAACCAATCCGCGCTACGCTCCTGCGACATGCAGCACCTCGTCTTCCTGTGAGCCATCAATCCAGTCCTCGATGTACGTGTCGTGTTGCTCGGTCGTCCCGTTGGTAGTCTGGAGGTAATACAGTAGTCGCTCGTCGCGCTTCGTCACGTGATATATGCTTGTAAAACCTTCACCGCTGCAAGTGGTGATGTCACCCGGCCTCGGGTCTTTCCTCGGGTCACGCATGCTCCACCTCCTGCGGCGGCTCGGGGATTGAAGTCCAGCGGGTGGCAGCCTCCAAAACCATCGCTCCATGACTCCACCAGCGCCACTCGTCGCCACCTGTGCGCGTGGGGCATTGCTGCGCGTTCGGGATACGCCGACCACCTGCCCAGATGTCCACGTACTGAAACTTCGGCGCGCTCTCAATCGCCTTCCACCGACGCGCCTCGTGAGCGGCGACTACCGCGGCGGCTACGGCTTGCCAACTTCCATGAGTCGCACGAGCCACCCACGCATCCCTCGCTATGCAACCCAACGTCTTCTCCATCACACGACCTTCGCTTCCAAATACTCCCGCATCTTCGCGTCCCGCGTAATCGCCGCGTCGCGGTTCGCCGCCGCCCAGGCCGCGATGTAGTTCCACAACTGCGCCCGAGTGGGCTTCCAGCGCAGGTAGGCGCCGCCGCCCAGTAATACTGAGCCAATGATTGCTATTTCCATTTACTTGCCCTCCCGTTTTGGCGGCGTCGGCAGTATCGGGCGGTAGAAGTGGGTGTAAATCGATGTCACCTCACCGCGCCGATAAGCGATATAGGGGGCCATGACCCACGAAACGATTCCGTGGTACCCAATCCGAACTCCTTGAGGCTCAAACGCCTCCATCTCCGCCACCGGCTTCCACTCCAGCCCGCGCAGGGCGGCTATGGCTTGCTCACACATCTCCTCGTTTTGCGACTCACCGGCATGTGATCCAAACTGCTGGCGCGCTATTTCCAGCGCCTCCTCCACCTGCTTCAACACGTCCATTTCTCTCTCCTTATTTCTGTGCGTGGCCGACGCTTTCACCCGCCGACCACGCCATATCCGAGGGACTCAAGATGCTTGGTTACGGCTGCATCTGCCGCTAGTCGAGCGCGCCGCGCCCGGTCTGCCGATTCGCTGGCGGTACCTCCCCAGGTCCGTGATCCAACGTGGTCGGCAGGCCGCGGGCGGTTGCGCGCGGGGATCAGAAGGGCAAATCGTCCTCTGATACCGCGAACGGGTCAGCGTTAGCAGGTCGTGCCGCGAACGGTGACGCCGCCGGTTGTGCCACCACAAATTTGCTACCGCCGCCGCTCTTTGGCCGAGCGATGATCGCCGCCGCCGTGTCGCCGTAGTTGTTGACCTCAGCGAGGACAGACGCCTGCTGACCGGTTAGCGTTTGCCGGATATGGTCAAGCCATGTCTGCGGCTCGGTGAGGCCCGCTTGGGTGCAGCCAAACTGTTTGCACCGGATCTGCGCCGCCTCCCATTGCGGCACTTTGCGCGCCTTGTCGTTTGGATCGCTGACCATGGCATTGGTCAACCACCAGACGCCCGTGATCGTCCCACGGTCGGACACATCAACGGTGATCTGGAGTCCAGGCGTTCCCTTGGTCGGGCTTTTGATGTACTCGACGCCTTTGATCGCGCCCGTGTACCACTGTCCGTTCTTAAACATCACGCCACCACCTTCGCTGGCACCAGCGCGGCTTCGAGTTCGTCGAGCTTGCTGGCCGACTTCGCTTCCGTCGCCGCGATGACATCGTCCATGGTGATTTCGCCAGCATCGTACACCTGCGCGCCGACGACGTGCGGGGCGTACCAGCGGTGGAAGTTAGAAATCACGCGGGCAAACAGCATGTTTTTCGGCACCTTGTCGTAGTTGCCGACCTTGTTGTTTCCGCGCGAGTTCTGCACCCATCCGGCCTTCTCGGCGTCCTCCATCGTGATCGTGACATCCAGCGGCTTGCCGTCCACGTCGGTCATGCCGTCGCCCCGGTAGTAAAACCGCAACGTGCATTGCTTGTCCGTGTGGACCACCGGACGCCACGAGTATCCGGCCTGCGCCAGGAACGTGGCGCGCGCCCCGGCGGACAACGCGGGCTTGCCGCCGATGATGTGGATGAGTTGCAGCGACAGCGCCGCATTAAGCCCGAGGTCGCGGCCCATTGCAATCGCGTAGGCGTTCGGATCAGTGCTGTAGGTCTGCGCCGTCAGCCGGTCTGACTTGGCTAGGTCGGCCTGGCTCCGCGCCGTGGCGTCTAGGATGTCATCCAGGACACTCTTCTGTTTCAATTGTGCCGGCGCTTGTTCCGGCGTCACTTGTTGGGTACTCACTTCGTTGCTCCTTTGATTTTGAACAGCTTCAACGGGCGGCTGACGCTGACCGTCAGCACATCCGCATAGACTTCTGGGTACTTCGTTTTGAATCGCTCGGTGTCGATACGCTGTGTTTCCTGCGGGCTAAACTTCACGTATTCCCCGCTCCCGGCGTCGGCCACCGCATTGACTCCCATCAGCGCCTCAATACCGAGCCGATAGGCTTCGTCTTCCGAATTAGGGTCGCCGGTCCGCAGTTCTTTCAAGCTGGCTGCTACCTTCTTTTCCAGGTCTTTCAGCCGCCGATAATCATTCATCAGCTTCGGCAACCCCTCAATCTGCACCAGCCCTTGGTCGCTAACCGCCGACCATTCGTCCATTTGGCACGTCGGCTCCCACTGACAGGACTCACACCGCCCGTCGCGCTCGGTGAGCCATGGCGGCGCAATGCGCTGATCTACGGCGTGGTGCATAAACCAATCGACCTTTTCCGCCACCGACGCCATTAGGTCAGGCCGCGCGTCGATCTCGAACAGGTCGAGCTGCCCGGTGTCGCGGTTGAGCGCGGCGATACAGGCCCAGGTCCACTTCAGGACTCGCATGTACCACTGCACCTGCATCAGATAGCCCGGCGGTACGCCGTCGCGCTTCCAGTCCCAATAAGCACGGTCGCTCACGGTCTTGATTTCGAGTACGCCCGGCCCGCGATACT